GCAATACTTCGCTCGGTGCTTCGTGAACAGCTACGGCAATGACGCCTACTCTCAGTTCTGCAAAGCTAACGGCATCTAATTCCTATGGAAATCGACACAACACAACAAACGGCGGAGACAGGAACTTGATAAACGCTTTCAGGCCCCATGCCTGAAGGGTAATAATTCAGCGCTCTTGCTGCCGTTTTAAGCGATCCCTCAAACGTATCTGGAACCATCATCGGCGGGAAGACTTGCTTCTCCGCAAACACGTCCATCATCTGCTGAATGAAATTGAGCTGGCGAGCTTCTGGCAGGATGGCAAACCCTGGGCCGTAGCCCCATCCAGCGGAGCCAATCATTGCATCGTAAGACAAGTAACGGCCAACGGTGAAAGGGAATCCGTCATAACCGCCCTCTTGAACCATCTTCTTTGACGACATCTCGACGTAGGCCGAGACATACTTCTTGCGCGTCTTGATGTTGTATCCGTATGCACCAACCTTGGACGGCTCGCGAGGCTCGACGATGTGAATGAATGTGAAGCTCTTTCCTTTGCTGTAATCACCCTGAAAGCAGTCCTTGATGACCTTGGGAAGATTGTCTTCGCCGAATTGCTGACGTGCTTGCTCTGCCGTTAGTTCAAACTCGCGGATAAAACGGTAACATTTGCCGAATGGATCAAGCTCGAAGACGTAAGTGCCAATCTTGATCTTTTCAAAGCGTAGGCGATTACCCTCGCCCATTTCTGAGAAAATGGCAGTTGTGCCAAAGTTCCAGAGATCAGCCACGGATTCAAGGCGCTCGAGCTGGAAATTGCTACGGCTGTTAACCTCTTGATTGAGAATCTGCGAGCACTCAGACAACCAGCCTTTCACAGAGTCGTCATTCTTCAGCTTCAGATTAGGCTTTAGCGAGATCCACGGCTGAGATGCCGGAGTTGTCCACGACGTGTAAGCAGAAACGGCACGTTGCACGGAGTCGGTAGCAGTCGCGTCGTAGATTTGCGCTTCCTTGTTGCTGTCTGGCATATATCGCTTTTCCGTAATGCCTGCCTTGCGCGGGCTTACGTAGTTGGCGATGTCCTGCCAGATTTGATCTTGAGTCGACACGCGCTGATCCTTGAGCCGCTGATAACAGCTAAGCCACTTCTTTGTTTGCTCCGTGCCTTCGTCGTTCATATTAGCGCTTTGGAATTTGAGTCATAAACCCGCCGATATTAGTGGGCTTCGGCTTAGGCGCTCGCGTGTTAATCATCACGCCTTCACCGCCAGATCCAAGCGCGCCGATTGAGCCAAGCGCCGTTTTTGGTGCCAACGGATTCACGGGATTGATTGTTTTATCAAGTCCCATGCGACGATATGCGGCTGTGCTGGCCTGCTCTCCGTCAGCGGAGTCGGCGCGAACTGGCGCAGGCGTAGGCGGTGGCGCTTTGGGTTTTTCTGGTTTTGGACTTCCTCCCATAATTGGGCGATTGTCTCTCACTTTTGAGAAGTCGCAAGCCTTTTTCTCAATCGTTGATATGGAATCCAGTGAGGCTCTCCATTGTGCTCGCGGCAAAATCCAAGCCATTTGCGCTTTTCTCTGAGCGGATCGATGCTGACAAAATAATCAAGATTACCCACGGCAAGCGTCACAAAAACGGCAAGCTCTGAGTAATCGCCGTAATCTCGACTCGTATCAAACGCGCAGATAAAACAGTCAGGCGAGCAGAAGACATAGCCATCCGTCAGATGATCTTTCATCATGTCGTTAAAGTTAATGCCTAGCTCTTTGGCTAGATCGTAGGCTTCTTGAAATGGCGTCATTTCTTGAATCTTGGCTTAAAGTTGTGTAGCCGATACACCTGAACGGCGCTTTCGCTGCATTTCAGAATCTTTGAGATGGCCAAGTTGGAATGCGTTTCCCAAGCTCGATTGCTGATTTGTGGCAACTGCTCTTTCAGCCTCGTGCGTGTCGTCTTATCTGGCGCTCTTGGCAATCCTAGCTTACGCCTGAACTTAGTGACTGTCTTCTCACAGCAACCAAGCTGCTTGGCGATTACCTCATTTGTCTGGTTCCAATCGGTGACGGAGCTGAAATCTACTGCGTTATGTAACATGTGATGATGATGTGATGATGATTATGTTTGCTGCCATTCCTGGCGTCTGCGTGGCGACTCTGGGCTATTGTATCCGGGAATCAAGCCTAAACGATCTGCCTCTGCCATTGTCCTAACGCCGTCAGCGACGTGAGACGCCCAAGTGTGAAGCGGAACATTGCGGACGATGCCGCTCGATGAATCAGGCGCGGACTCGTAGGCTTTGAGTCCTTTGACGCCCATTTCACAAGCTGGAATGCGGAACTCAAACGTAGGCATCAATCCCATAACGTAATCGACGCCCTGCCACACGTCGGGAATGACAGGCACGACGACGATGTTCTTGAATCCTGCGGCAATGGCATCGCTCTCAAACGTGACGCCGTTGCGCTGCGTTTGGCGTGCGTCGTGCGGCATGAAGTGCTTCCCGTAGTTGTAGCCCTTCGCGGCCATGTGCGCGCATCGTTCCTGAATCGTGAAAGGCAGTCCAATGTCGCAATCAATCCAGCGGAAGTGCCCGAATGCCGAGCGTTGACCATACCATACAGTCGTGTTGCGCGGCCCGCCCAAATCCCAAAACGTATGCACCGGACTGCGGCCATCAATCGGGAACTCGCCAATGCGTCCTTCCGCTGCTGCCGCTGTCATGTATCGGCCATAGATGGCGTTCTCGTTGGCGATATTAAAGTCACAGTAGAATTCCTGCCTGATTAGCGGCTCAGACATTCCAGAGCGTCGCTCCTCGTCAATCTGTGCCAGCGTGATAGCTCCTGTATCCTCAACGCTGAGAACCTGAACAAACCACGACTCGTTTGCCGCAGCCATCTTGAGCATGTCGAAAAAGTGATTTTCTCCGCGTGGAGTGCCGTTGAACCAAGCGAAGCCGCCGTTTTCTGCCAAGATTGGCCGTGTGTAATCCCACGCCAACGGGTTTTGATTCTGAAACTCCGAGAAAACAACGCCGTAGTAGTTTCCGCCCACGACGTCGAGATTGTCGGTGCCCAGGATCTGAATGGTGCTGCCGTTGATAAGCTCAATCCGCATGTCAGTCTGGTTCGGTGGCTTGGCGAGCAGTTCCTTCGGTATGTGGTCAATGACGCGCATCCCATTAGTCACGTCCACGTTAGTCCATAAAGCCTTGCGGCCTAGTGCTGCCGTTGGAAAATAATAAGCTAGGTTGCACGGCTTTTCTACAGCTTTGGTAATGAGTCGATTGAGGCACATTTTATCCTTACCACATCGGCGATGCCAAACCATTAAACACCGCTTATAAGTATCCATAGCCCTCCACATCGGAAGCTGATATTCTCGCGGATTGAAACGATGTGGCAATTCAACGGTCACTAGCTTTTGCCTCCTGCTTTCGGTGTTTGTGCATTCGATTGCCTAGGCAATACGAGCAACGTCCGTGACTTCGACAGGAGCGGTCAAAACGCCTGCTTTTTCGGTATGGTTTCCTTTTGGTTTTGCTCATACAATAAATAGATTTACCGCTCTAAAACTCCCCCGTGGATTCACAGAGGTTTACGCTGTTTTAGACTGTCCTTAGTAGGTCGGCTAGCGAAAGCACGGCAAAAGGGTTTTATAGTTTGCGAATCACAATTTCAGTAGCTCCCGAATGCTCAACCTTCTCAGGAGCATAATGACCGGCGCCTTTGCCAATCTCGCGCAATGCGCCAGTTGCGGCTGAAAAGTCGGCCACCTCCTCGGCAGATGCGGCAATTCTAGCCAGCCTTTCAAGCCATTTGTCTTTGCTCATGTCAAACTTGCGATCGGCTTTTTCGGCTACTTTAGCGCGCAATTCTTCAATCCTAGACATCACCTCAACACGATTAGCCAATCGAGGGCCGGCAGTTTCGGCTGATTCTGGCGTGCAATTCCAGCCATCACGATAAGCCTTAGCCGCTGGCGTGTTTAGCGCCACTGCTTGTGCAAACGCTTCATGCTTAAGGTTTTTTAGTGCTGGCATGGCGTTTCAGGTGGTGGAGTCCAGCCAAGTGCAATCAATGATTTTCTGACTGCGGCTTCTTTGGTGTTCATGAATTCGCGTGTGATTTTGCCAGCCCAATCTTCAGTTTCAATTGCAACAGTGCCATTTGCACGATCAACTGACGGTATAAATTTCCACTGCATTTTCCGTTCTGGAATTGAATCCATAATAGCCCGAGCTTTTGTTAAGCTATCAATGGTTAGTTGGCTTTCGGTTGCTGGCATATCAATTAAAGTCTTCTCTGATTTCCTTGAAAGTAAAGGTAGGCCCTGAAAATGCCAGTGGAATTGTCCAATTGCGTGCACCTCCTCGGTTCTTGTCACAATACAATCTGCGCTGAGTTTCGTCTGATACGCCATCAACCTCGACTTTTGAAATAATGAACACGCTATCAGCATTCTGACCAATAGCCCGAGACTCGCGCAATTTACCGTAATCGTTTAGCTGTGAAGCTGTGAGGATGTGGCAACCGCTGCGACGTGCTGCATTCTTCATGCGTCTGGATACGCTAGAAACGATTTCTTCCCGAGTTGCGCCCTTGCGTCCCTCTTCCTCAAGAAGCTGGAGATAATCGACAACGGCTAAATCGTAGCCCCCTTGCTCGATGTCGGCCAAGATGTCTGATGCCGTGGCATTGTCGGTGTCGATCAAATCACAACCTAAGTCTGAAAGCTCACGAATTGACCGCATAAGCATATCCTGCTGACCTCGACTCATTAGGCCATTGTAAAGCGAGGCATTATCAACGCCGCTGTCTTCGCTCAATATTCGCAACGTCTGCTCTGTAATCGGCATTTCTAGCGAATACCAAGCCACTCTGGCGCCTGATCGAAGGGCATTTCTCGCGCAGTTTTGCATGATAGCGCTTTTACCGTCGGAAGGCAGGCCCGCAAATACAGTGACACGGCCTTTCTGAAGTCCTCCGCATTTCTTGTCCATCGTATCAAACCCAGTTGTGAATCCTGCTAATGCGCCCCCTTTGCTCATTCGCTCCTGGATCTCGTCCATCGTTTGATCCATTGCCGTTTTAAGTGTTACCCGTGACAGTTTGCGGATTGTTGACTTTGCCACGGATTCCAGCGCTTCCTGAGCCTGCTCGATGGCGTTAGCGATGCTAATGCTTGAATCTTGGAATATGGCCAGTGCTTTGGAATGCGCTTCGATGTGGCACCGAGCAAGATACTTGTCTTGAACAATGCGCTTGTATTGCAGGTAATGGACAGGCGACGGAACAAAACAATAAAGCTCTGTGATATAAGCAGCTCCGCCAATTTGCTCAAGCTCTCCCTTTTCCCGGAAATGATTAGCCAGAAGAATAGGGTCAATTGGCGTGCCTATGTCGTAAAAGGCAATAAGAGCGGTAAAAATACGCCTATGCTTTTCGAGATCAAAAGCTGAAACATTGAGTGTATTTCTAGCCTCTCCTATGCGATTGACTGGATCTTGAAGAAAGCATGAAAGCAGTGATGATTCAGCCTCATGTGATACTGGCATGTTCATAAGCATGATTGAGGGCGGATTGGTTGAGCTTTCGGTTTTGGTTTCTCGTCCTCGTAGCGTTTGGAGTTCAAGTAACTGGCAGGATATGGGATGTATTGTCCTGAATCTTTAGTCCAGTTTTCAGACTTACGTTGCCAGTCTAAAGCATTAAGGACGGTAATGAGGTCTGGCTTGTTTTTGTTCCATGCTTTCAGAGCGTCTGATTTAGCGGTCTTTTTTGGATATGCTGTCCAGAATTCCTCAAAACCCTCTGGAGCCGAAGGCTTCTTTGAAGTGGAGTTTGTAATCAGAGACGGAGACGGAGACGGAGACGGAGACGGAGAGCTAACGTTTGCCTAAGTGCTTGTCAAGGGCAA